GTCCATTTTAGACTGACACCCCGAAGAACGTCGCAGTGATCGGGTAGAATCGTGAACTTGTGCACTTCGTCGTATTCGAAAGTCTTTCCAGCTTTGATGTCGATCGTCTGAAGAGAGAACTGTGATTTTTTGTGAAACCCCTCCTTCCAGAAGGTGAAATCTGGCTTGTCAGTGGTGTACGAATCTAAGATCCCTCTGGAATTTAGTTGAATAGTGCCAGCCATTACTATAACAAGTTACGAAAATTTTAAGCCAGCAAGTCCCGAGTCGAATGAAAGAATGTTATAATTTAGGGCGAATACCCGTATGCGCGTCTCCGCTGCGTAGGACCCCGACACGGGACGAAACGTCAGAGTATTGGTACCGCGGTCAACGTACCGATCACGGTCTTTGAATTCTATAGTGAACTTCTGATGGATGATTCTACTGAAATTGATGTGCCCGGCGGGGTCGTTTGAGTCTGGATCAAGGGAAAAAGAGTAGACCCCGAATTCGTTCTCACCGGTGTCTGGAATGTTCCTGTGGTTTTTGAATGGCTGAACAACTGAGAAATGATGGCCGTTTTCTTTGAAGAAGACGACGTTATTCAGACAGAGTTCAGCGGTTTTTATCTGCCTGAAAATAAAATTATTATTCTTATCCTGAGCGTCGGGGACTGGATAAGGTTCACCGAGAAAGAGAATCTCCTTGGTGGGATGCCTGAAATCGAGGAGAAACGCTTTTTTATGGACACCGCTGGGGATCCGCTCTTCTCGAAGTTGCACCTGGGTGATGAGGTACTCCATGTGTGCATCTTGAAACGCTCCGCGCTCGATATCCGAGAGGTATACGTTCTCCGTCGTGAGGAAGATCTGATCGATGAGCTTTCGAGACGTATTGTAAATGGGAGGGATGTTTGAACTGACACTCTTGGATTCGTAATAGGTATTTCGACCCGTGAGTTTCACCCGTATAGAAACCTGCTGTTTGGTCAGTTTGCAAAGAGGAATGGCGTTTTTACTGGCTCTGGTAAAATAGAAGGGGAGTTCGACCGAGAATTTTGTCGGGTAGTACCCCTCGGTTCCCGTACCTTCACCACCACGATAAGTTTTGATCGCGTCGTGTTGTGAGGAGGTGTCCAATTTCTGACGGAGATATATGTATTCGCCCGTGATGCGATCAATAACTTGCTCGCCTATAACGAGGTCGGCGTACTCAATCAGTTTCGTTATAGGGTTACCGACAGTCGTCATCGCGTCGTAATCCTTTGTGAAGTTCACGGTTAAAGAAACCGAGTTGAGTAGGTCTGATTTGTTGCTTGGCACGCGACAGGTTATGATCTCGCCGAAGTTTGGATTGCCGGTGAAAGGAATGTCGCTGAAGTCTATTCCGAACGGGGTATGACGCCGGAAGTTGTATATGAAGTGTGAGAAATCAGGACATCGGGGATTCACCCACGTATCCTGGATCCCCTTAGCACAGAGATACATCTACTATTAACAAGCTATTTTTTTAATACTGCACGGTCATGAACCCACGCGAAAAGCTCAATTTTTGTAACTCGATGTAATACAGGTTCAATTCGAATTGACCTGAGAACGCCTGGTCGTTCGCTTCACTGGTAGAGGAACCCTCCACATTCTGGTCTGCACCCGGACCCGGAAACAACGGTGTCATATCAAACTCCATCAGGGTCCGATCCGCGTTTAGATTGCGAAAATCCAGTGTGCCCGTACTCTTGTCATGCAGGGGGTGCAGGGCGAACGACTGGGTGTAAATATTGGTCCTGTCGTCCGTGACACCGAGATTAAAGTTGTAGGGGATCGCGTATTTGTAGTGCTCGTGCGATTCCATCAACGTATTCGGGAAAGATTCGCCGTTCAGAAAGAACGTCGCCTTGCGCATTATGGGGGTGTTTCTGGTCACCATATTGAAACTCAACGTGGGGTCCACACCTTCTTGTGTACCCATGGTCCACTGATAGTCCTTGGCTCGGCTCCGAACGAAGGTGACATACCTGTGCGTCGACAGGGTTTGGGTGGTGAACAACTTGTCCCTGAAGAACCAGTGAAATATTTTAACTTTGGATTTCGGTTCGAGGTTGACTTTCAGCGTTCGATCACTCGTGGTGAACGAGGTGTGTTTCTTAACGACGTTAACTAGCACGTCGTAATTGCTGTCTATGAGGTACAGGCGTTCTTCGTCGCTCAGCTTGATCTCCTCTGAAATGAGTTGAAAGTTGTTGAGTTCGATGACGGTAGGAACAAACCCTTCCGGCGCTCCGGGATCCACACCTTGCCAAAAGCTCTGCGGGTGAAATGTCAACTCGAACTGGATCTTCTGTTTGTGGATGGCGCACACCGGGAAGTACTGGCGGTCCTCGACTTCATCCCGAAGCTCCGTCTTGCCATACTTTCGACAGAAAAACAAAGATAAGGGGATGATGAATCGATTCGAAAACTGGTAGGATGTGGTGGGGCTGACACCGGGTGTGAATCCCTCCGACATGTTTTGCAGGACGAGGTTTCCATTCTTACTCTGAGGGTCGAGGTATACGCTCTCGTGGATCATCTCCCAATCGTCGGTAACTTCCTCCACCAATATGTCGTCGACATACATCGCGATGCTTTTGAGAAAACCTCGTCCGATCGGGGTGACGTAATTCACGTTGGTGGTCTCTTTCGCCGGCAGGTCAATCTTAAGATACAGATTCGTCAATAAATCGCCCATGTTTTGGGGTTGATACTCAACCTTGACCACTTGGTTGAAGGGCCAACCCGCGGTGCGACCGGGATTTAAAATATCCTTCGACCTATGAAACTTACGAAACTCACTGTGTGTGGTAATTTTATCATAATTAAAATTTGACTTGTCAGGGTTTTTTGACACTAGATACGTATCTTGTTTACCGAAAGCTTTGAGCTGTAATCTCGCCGCTTCGCTCATACTATAGTTAATCAAATATTTTTTAAGTCGTTCTCGAACATCTCGTTACAACTGGTCGCCTCAATACGAGCGAGTTGTTTTCTCAACCTCTCAGCCTCCTCGTTCATCGCGGCCACGCGTTCTTCGGTGTAGTCTACAGTCCTGGTATTCAGGAGATAATCGTAGGTCCGGTCCACCTTGGGGAACTTCCGTGTGGTCATCTCATCTTCTAGGTCTCGCTTCCTTTTCTTGAAAACGCGAATCTCTTCGTTAACGACCGCGTGAATGAATCGAGCGCGTTGAGAAGTGATGTTCGATTTACTGCGGATGTCTTCGATGAGGTTCGCCTTGCGCTTTTTGTAGTACTCCATACGAAGTTGAAAAAAGTCACGGAGAATCTGCTCGGGTGTCTCATACTTCTGGATACCGCGCGTAGGATGGAAGAGATTCATATTTGAACATCTGATGACCTTTTGGAGTTTCAGATCTTTTACGAGATCCTCGCCCGCGTACGCCTGAATAAGAAAATTCACGTCATCGGTTGTACTGTTGTTGGTGTAGCTTGATATAACCTTCTTCTCGACGAGTGTATCCAGATGTTCTTTGAAATCTTGGGTCCACCGACCCGGGGGTAACTCCGTGACTTTGACCGTCGTCCCGATACTCTGCCACACACCTTGGGTCATCCACGAATCATCATCCTGTTCCAATATAGATCCCTTAAACCCACGAAAAAACGGTTTCATCTTCTTCAATTCCACTCCATTCATGAGGTTTCGGAGATTCGCTTTGATGTCAACTTCACTGAATGGAGGCACGTAGCAGCTGAACCCCGTTCCGATACCTTCCGTACCATTGACGAGCACCATGGGGATGACCGGTAAGTAAAACTCCGGTTCGATGGACCTGCCGTCATCATCCAAATAGTTCAGAATTGGATCATCCCTCGGATCAAACAACTTTCTCGCTTCGGGGGTCAATCGCGTAAAAATGTACCTCGTCTGGCTAGCATCCTTTCCACCCATGAGCCGTGTACCGAATTGACCACATGGTTCGAGAAGGTTGATATTGTTAGAGCCTGTGTAGTCATTGGCCAGCTTCACGATTGTATCTGCGAGGGAAACTTCACCGTGGTGATAGGCACTCTTTTCTGCCACGTAGGCGGCGAGTTGTGCCACCTTCATCTCTACAGTGAGATTCCTTTGAAAGCACGAGTACATCACCTTACGCTGCGAAGGTTTGAGTCCATCGGCGACGGAGGCGATGGACCGTTTCAGGTCCGCGAGTGAGAAGTTTACCAGGTCCTTGTGAACAAAGTCAGTAATGTTCAACTGTTTCACATTACCATAAGGAACCTCTAACTCCTTGGGGTCTTTTGCGGTACTTTCAAGAAGCCAAATCTTTCGATCATCAGCCTTTTTCTTATCAAAAGCCAAAGTAATAGATTTATCAGACATCACATCTGTATCAAACTTGACTGTGAGATCTTCAATCGTCTTGAAGTACTCCCTAGCCTCCGCAGAAGTTGAGGTACCCAAACCCTTGTAATACTTGATGCGCCAACCAGATTGTCCATTTCCATACCATGTACGAAATGCGGAGTCTGTATAGAAAGATTTACTTTGATTACCCCTAGAAGCCTTGATGATCGGGGTGACCATCGATACGACGAATCCCAACTTGAGGAGACTGGGCCAGAAATAGTCAATCATATTGAGAATTAGACCCTTGATATGTGAACCGTCATTATCTGCGTCAGTCATGATCATTAGCCTTCCGTATCGAAGCTCGGATACATCTTTGTATTCCTTGCCTTGTTGGAGACCCAAGATCTTCTTGAGATCGTTGAACTCCTGGTTCCCCGTAAGCTGTGCCACAGAAGCATCTCTGACATTTTTACATTTCCCTCGAAGCGGAAAAACGCCATAGAAATCACGACCAACCACAGAGAGACCAGCGACAGCGAGTGTCTTTGCTGAGTCACCCTCTGTGACAATAAGGGTGCACTTCGACGAATGACAAGTCCCAGCCTTGTTTGCATCATCCAGTTTGGGAATACCGGTGATCTTAGATTTGCGAGCTCCGTCCGTTTTTTTCAGTTCCTTCATCTCCTTGAATCTATTGAGAGCCGTGAGTTCGTCGGAAATACCCGTCTTCAGAACATGCTTGATGAAGTTCTTTGGCATCTCGAATCGAGACCCGAAGTCGGAAACCTTAAGAGTGCACTCGGATTTCACCTGGCTGGAGAAGCTCGGGTTTTCGAGGGTCGCTTTCACGAAGATACGAAAACAATTCTTGACGGAAGCGGTTTTTAACTTGATCTTCTTGAAGTCGATGACACCCGAGGCGATAAGGTTTGAGACGTGGTCGACGTGCGTGCCACCTTTAGTGGTACAAATACCATTGACGAACGAAGTTTGTTCGAATCCATCCTCGGAAGGGCCGATGCAAACCGACCACCGTTCGG